CTATGTATTGGTCTTCGGCAAAGTTTGCCGCTGTAAGCGATAACACGTCTCCCGGTGATCCTTCAAGTGTCACACCCGTCAATCCGTATCTGGCACGTTGTTTACCTATTGCTAGGACCAGTTCCCTTTGTCTCTTGGCCTTACGCAAGGCAAATGCTTCCCTGTCTTGTCCTATGCTGTAGTCAACCATGTTGGCCTGTTGCCTCAAAAGATTGGCCTGTACGTATCCACCATAGATTGATCCAGCACTGCCTATCACCGGCAAGGCATATTTGGCCGCTGTGGCCAGTCTGCTCAATGTTGATGCTGTGTTTACTGTCTGTGCTGTTGCCAGTGATCCACCCGAAGTGGAGAAAATGCTACCTGCGGCCACCCCTCCTGTGGCATATGCCGCGGCACCCAGTATGGCTAATTTGACTAGATTATTTCTTGGAGCACACATAGGTTATTCATTTCCTTTCAACTAAAAATATTTCTTCATTACCCTGATAGTAACTATCGTATCTGTAAAACTTTAACATATTTAGCCACCGTACGGATTGTGTGTGCCGGCTCCATACCTGTACTAGATGTCGTTTGTTTGGATGTTGTTCCATTGATCTCTTGATGAGATTTTCAGCCTCCCCTGATATCCTTATGAAGAAATCATTGGCCAGTGGTGTTCCTATGAACCAATACCAACACTCATCACCCATGATGTGCGTGCCAGCGGCCAGGAAAGGTATGTCATGATAGGTACCAGTGACACCATCCTCCAGTTCATCAAACTTCCTTATGAGACGTGATCTAGTGTATCCCATCAGAGTTATCTCTTGTAGGTCAACGTCCCGACAGTTGTTGATGACGTATTCGTAGTGTTCAAAGTTTAATGGATGCCTTACCGGTTGTCTAACCTTGGTCTTGTAGTTTGCCACCCGCAAATTTGACTTCATTAGTCATACTTAACAAGGTACATGGCAGTGGTTCGTCACTTGTGAACGTGGTCTGTGGTGTAGTCGTGTAGCCGGTCAATCTCACCCTCTTCTGTCCAGTGTATCCTGTTATCCCTTGGTTGAGTATTCCCGTGCCCAGGTTCCTGAATGGTACCACTATGTTGTCCACCTTACAACTCTTGGTGTCTTGTAATTGTAGTTCGCAAAGCACCTTCCTGACCTTTTCACCCAGTGTGCTTTGTCCCTGTACGTTGAATACTATTGGTAATGTTTTTGCGTTGCTGGTGTAGTTGTGTCCTATCTGTGTTGACGAACTTGATCTTGTCAAGGCAAAGTTGCCAGCCGCATCTACGGTAACATCTGGGTGTAGCAGTCCGTCCGCTACCACCTTGACCGTCCTACCTTCCAGTCCCTGTGCCCCCGTGAAACTTGATCCCGTGGCACTGGTGGTGTGATATGAATCAAGGAACACGTCGTCCTCCGTCCATTTTTCTAGGAACAAACCAGTGTTCAGGGTTGATCCATCATTGTCATATCTCTGTACCAGCGAATACAAACTGTCATCCACCACGCAGAGATCTTTGAAGTTGCCGTTGGTGGTGAAATCCATCCAACCCACTACTGAAAATTCTGTGTTCACACCCAGCACTGCTATTGAACCATCACCTTTTATAACAAAAACGTAGTTGGTGTTGGTGTTGGCATAGTTGTTGATGTGTGCTACCTTTGTGGCATCATTCAATATGTTGTGGTGTACCAGCGTGTAGTTTTTTGCCGAGTAGGCATCTGTGTTGAAGTTGTAGACAAAAGCACGTAGTTGTTTGCCACCCTTGGCCACGAATAACACTTCATTGTCTACTATCTGCGGTGTGGTAACACCTGAATCGATCCCATACGATGTCTGTTGTCTCACCAGCACGTTAGAAGGTGTGACAGGTTCACCTGACATGTCAAACTCTCCGTCCGATGTGAATATGAACAGTGATTGTTGTGACACCAAGTGCCTTATCACGTTCACGCTTGAACTGGCTATGGTGAACTGTAGTCCAGCGTCGTCGGTGATCTCTCCAGTGACGTTGCCTGATCCATCCACTGCCCTGGTGAAGTTGTCAAAGTTAAAGAAGTCTCCTGACTGTGATCCAAATATGGTCTGTGGTTTGTCTCTGCTACCACCAAATATCAATCTGTTCTGATGGAAAGAGACCGATCTTGGCCATCCCCCACCCAAACTGCTTGACAGATTACTGAAAGCATCTATCTCCCATTCGTGTCCTTCTGCCGTCTCTGTGTCCACGAGGTCATACTGTATGCTGGCCACTGCCACTGTTGGTGATGTGATTGACGTGATGGTTGCCATGCCCCCGTTGATCACGATGTGTGAGTTCACGTGTCCGTCTGGCCACGCGGCATCAACCCATCTGTATGTGCCACCTGCCAGTGTGAAGTTGACGTTGTTGCCTGATGCTGATGCTGGTGTCAGCGTGGCATCGAAGTTGAAGTTGGCCTGTGGCAAGTGATCAAACGCAAGATAACCGGCCGTCCAGTCCGTGTTGGTGGCACCCCTCACGACTTGTAGTGTCCTGATGTTGGGATGACACAGTATCATGTAGTCAAAACTCTGTGTGTATCTAATGTCTGCTATCTCGTCTGTGGTTATTGGAAAAACATTACCATCTACTCCGTTGGTCAGTACCTGAACTCGTGTGTCCTGGTAGAATATGTGTATCTTGGCAGTGGTTCCAAGTCCAGAATCTGATGGTTCAAATATCATCACGTACTCCTGTCCGTCCGAGAACTTGAAAGGTATCAGCCTCGACTGTGCGTGGAATCCTGTGGTGGTCAGTGTTGAACTGCCATCTGGTGTGGTGGTGTTGTCTGGGTCAGCGGAAATGAATTCAAAGCCTTTCCTCTTCTGTATACCACCCTGCGGCAGTATCAGGAAGTTTGACAGTTCAGCCATACCGGCCCTGTAGATGGGTGTGTCGCTACGACCAAATATGTTTGGTCCCACCTGTCCCTGTGTAAAGTTAGTTTGAGAATATTTCCGTATCGTCATCTTTAGGTGTTGCCGTGTCTTAACCTCCTGTTGGTCAGACCAGTGTTACCTAGATGTGCTTCAATGTATCTGCCTGGAGGTACAATGTTTGTTGGTGGGTTCTCCTGTCCGTCCGCTATCCTGGCCGCTCTCAACTTGGCCTCGTAGTCTCCGGCTAGCCTCTGCGTCAGTGTTCCGATACCGGTTATTGACTCGTTTATCTCCAGTGCCAGTTTTGCGATCAGTGCCTCCACGAAAAACACCGGCATGTCATCTTCAATGATGTTCTGTACGTATTCCATGTACAGTGTTGTGGAGTTTGAGTAAACTTTTGCTCCTATTACCACGTAGTCCTCGAGATACACACCGTTGTCATCAAATATACCCTTGATCCTGACCACGTCTCCGGGCAGGCTGTGTGCGTATAGGTAGTTCTTGTCATTGGGTGTTTCGTTCAATCTGTTCATTGCCTGTTTCTTCATGGCAAAGTTCCAGAATTGGTAGTACAGCAATCCATCACGGACGTTGTCGTACATGGTTGAACAGGTGTTGGCCTCGTGTGATCCATCAGTCAATGATGAAATGGTAGCGGCCCCGCATTTGGTTAGTGCTTGGTTTGATATTGAAACTTTTGATTCGGCCATCTTGGTGATTCCTTTATTTTTTACAAGTTATTTATCGGGCACAAAAAAAGACAGGCCCCGGAGGGCCTGCCTTGATATAGAACGAGGGGTTATCCTCCTCTATTATTCAGTTACTTCAACTTTAACGACACCGTCAGCGTCGATAACTGTTGAACCACCTGACATAGTACCCAATACAAGGTGCGATGCTTTAGCGGGAACGTAGTCGATTCTAGTTGTGATGTCAGCCGCTAGTGCTAGACCAACTGAATCTCTGTGTACCGCGTAACAGTCTCTTTGTACAGAGTTTTTCGTCAGTAATGTGCTCATGATCACGTTAAATCCGAACACGTTCGGTATGTAACCTGATGCTAAAGCCGTGTTTGACACAAGGCCATCAGCCGCTGTCACAAGGTTAGTGTCTGATAATAAATCAGTCAACGCTTGTGGAGAGATGATGATTGCTCTACCATCCGTTGGGATGTCAAGAGCGTTCATTGATTCGTGGATCTCTAAAAATTTCTCTTTAGTTAATCCTGAAGTCGCTGACACCGTGTTAGTTGGTGTTGAAGCATCTAACCCGTCAATGATCTCTTGGTCAACTGCTCTGCCTAGGGCAGAAGCGATTGCTTGTGCGAATGTAGATCTCAAGTCAATGTTAGTCTTGAATTGATCCATGTCATCCACGTACTCACCTGAATGGAAGTTGTTCAATGTGGTAGTCACGATCGAGTTTTGTGCTGTACCACCTGTGTATGCTCCCGGTGATGTTAGAGATTTTGAAGTATCAGACATTGCCGTGATATCTTCGTATCTCGCTTTGTTTTTGATTGATCCACCTTTTGATAGTTTGTGGAACTTGTAAGTCGAACCAGTAACGTTTCTTACAACTCTTACTGAATCAACTAATTTTGATGATGCCTGCTGGTATGCCTGCTTCACATCATCTGAAAACATAGTTACGAACGAATTCGATAAACTTGTTCCCGAGTCTCCTACTAATGCCATGTTATGGTCTCCTGTAGTTTAGTTGTTGTTGTTATAATAAACGCTGGGAATTGTGTCCTTGCTTTCAGGGCCCTGGGGTTGTCCCTACTCGCTGTAGACGTTCTTTGCTTGTAGAATCATATCTCTACCAAATAACCAGAGATTATCTGATGTCAGTGGGCCTCGCGGTTGTCCACGCTGATATTTATTCGTATCTTGGGATAGTATTCTAGTATTTTTTTGAAGTTGGTGAGGTACCTGTCAATGGATGGTTGTTGCGTGCCTTGTGGTTCACGGTACATGCTCTCCACCCCTCCGTCAAACCCAATCAGGTCGATGCGTGTGAAACCCAGTTGTGCGGCCAGCACTATGGCCTGTTCCCCCGTCAACCATGAGTTCATCCTCACGTGCGGAAACTTGATCTCCCTCATGTCGTGTAGTTGTGTCTCGGTGCTGGTGCTGAAACGTCTGTAACTCTCTTGTGCCACGTACACCGGTTCAGTGACCCCGTCCCTACGCATCTCCATTAGCACCCCGCGATCCTGTGCCAGCAGGTAGTCGGGTTGGAATTCACGGTATATCTGATTACAGCCAAAGGTTGGCCATGCGATCTGGTCCAGCGGCATGAGTTTGCGGCTCAATCCGTTGCCAATTATGACGCATCGCTTGATCTTGTTGGGATCTATGGGTTGAAGCACTAGTATCCTCGGTGTGTCTTCGTGGTCTTGAACTTGGCTTTCTTTACGGCACCCCGGTGTGGCTTGTAAGTGCCCTTCATCAGGCTGTATGATGAGCCCTTCTTCATCCAGTGATAGCCCCTAGGTGGTGAAACTTTTTTTGATCTTGGCATATTGCTCCTTTATGGTATTTAAGAATCGCTCCCCAGGTATGTCCAGGGGGTTCATCCAGTCCGCGACTAGTCTTGGTTGCTGTCTGGGACGGCTGTGAATGGGATAGAGTGCCATGGAGCGGTCAGTCCGTGGCTGTTCTTGTACAGTTGTCCCGTGCTGGTGCTCTGTGCGGCCATGAATTCCCGCGTGCCGTTGCCGAATCGCTTGGGTGTGACCACCAGTGTGGGTTTCCACTCCTGTCCCCGTGCGTAGTAGCGTTGGTGATTGGTCTGCTGTCCCTTGCGGGTCTTGATGCCTGCCATGGTCTGCCTCCGTTATTTCCATGCCCTACAACTCCAATATCTCGCTGATGTGCGTGGTCCAGGTGTTGAACACCTATGCCTGGCCAGGAAACTCTTCCTCCTGGCAGGATTGCTCTTCTTGATGGTCATGGTTGGGTCTCCAAACCTCACAGTCTTGACGTTGCC